GAAGAGCAGGCGGGCATCCTGACCCTGGTCAACCCGACCCCTCGCGGTGGCCCGGGCGAGACCCGGCCCAAGCCGTTGCGCCGGGCGCGGATTCTGAAGGTCCCGCATTATCAGCTCGACGACAATGTGCTGGCTGAGGAAGTCCAGAATGTCCGCGAGTTCGGGCCGCAGATGCAGCCGCGTTCGGTCGAGACTTATCTGTCCGGCCGCATGGAGATGTTCACCGCCCAACTCGACGTCACCACCGAATTCCAGCGGGTCGGCGCGATCAAGGGACTAATTGTCGACCGCGACGGCAACACCATCTACGACCTCTATTCGGAATTTGGCGTGACGGCCGTGGCGCCGATCAATTTCGCGCTGGGCAACGCCAACACGGCCGTCCGCAAGAAATGCAGCCAGCTGGTGCGGACGATGTCGCAGACCCTGGGCGGCGTGGCCTTTTCCAGCGTCTATGCGCTTTGCGGGGACACGTTCTGGGACGACCTGATCGAACATCCTGAAGTGCGCGACACCTACCGCTACCAGGAGGGTGTTCGGCTGCGCGAAGGCGTGGTGTTCTCGACGCTCAAATATGGCGGCGTCACCTTCGAAAACTACCGGGGCTGGATTGGCGGCGGCACCGACGCCGGCGACACGGTGACGCCGTTCGTCGATCCCAATGAGGCGCATTTCTTCCCGCTCGGGACACCCAACCTGTTCAAGACGTTCTTTTCGCCGGCGGACTATATCGAGACCGTCAATACGCTGGGCTTGCCGCGATATGCAAAGGCCATTCCGTCAGACAATGGCAAGTCAGTCCGGCTGGAAATGCAGACCAATCCGCTATCGCTGTGCCTGCGTCCGCGCGCCCTGATCAAGGGGCTGCATCACTAGAGGTGAGCTGAGATGGCTACAACTGACGCCAGAATTCATCAAATGCGCGGCAATTGATTTAAGAGTAACAAGCCTTATTGTTCGAGCCTGAAGAAGGGTACAGTCGCTTTATGTTGCGCATCAATTGGAAGGACGACGCCTTTTGGAGTGGCCTTATAGTCGTCGTGCTGTTAGGTGGCTTGGTCGCAGCCTCCTTGATGAAGTGGTTTGATCCAACTCCGAACGAGTTCTGGGCGGTGGCCTCCAAGAATCAATCGGCGATCGACTTGTATGGCGTCAGTTGTCTGTCAGTTGATTCGCAAAAGGTGGTTTTTGATCGGAAAGATTATTCAGACCCCAATCTGCTTGAGGCCATCGTCGGGACTCTCCCAATCAAAAACGTGCTCTTCAACGTGGACTACGGGACTTGTCCATTGGGTTTTTTTGTCACCGTCGTGCCGGGACAGGTATCCGCCGTTCGATATCAAGGTCTAGTCGCAGAATACCTTGTTTCTATCGGCGTCTGTGAGCGGACTTCCAACGGGCGCATGAATCCCAACAGATGCACTGACAAGAATGTCTATGTGTTTAATCCACACGTTGAGCCGCACGAGCTGTTTGCGCTCGCTCTCGTCGGATTGGCAAAGCCGCAGACGGATGAGTGGGAAGTTTTCAAAGTCAGGAAGCCGCTATGACAAGATCTATCGAAATCGGAAGCGGCGTTTAGCTTCTGAAGCCTGGGCAGATCCGCGCGACGTATTCGGTTACAATGCCTAGCAGGTAACTTATGTCGCTTTTTTCGGGCACCTGGGCTGCGCGCCAGCACCGGCTCGACGAGATTTTCGCCGAAACCGTCCGGCTCATCCCGATGCTCGCCGGCGGCTACGCGGCGCCGGTTATCGACCCGGACCGAGCAAATCGGCTGCTACCCGCGATCATCACCGAGATCCCGCAGCGCAAGCACATGGATGAGAATGCGATCGGGCGAGATTTCAACCCCGCGATGGTTGTGGCGCAGACGATCGCCAGCATCGACCAGGCGCTGCTCAACGGCGAGTTGCCGCGAGTGGGAGATCGAGTGATGGCGCTCGACCGGCCGGGCCAGCCGACCTTCGAGATCACGACCGTGGAAAGCGACGGACTCGCCCGCATTCTGCTTTCGCTGGCCAGGATCGAACCATGAGCCTTGCGGTGGCAGCACTCAAGATCGCCGCGGTTCGATCGCTCAAGGGACGGACGTCGGCTGGTGATGCCGTCTTCGACAGCGCGGTGGAGCCGTTCGACGGGCTGCGCAATGAAGGCGCGCCGGTGATCGTGGTCTATTGCGATAATGGGAAGCGTGACGTCGAGGGCCGTGAGCTATTTGGAGCGAGGCAGGTGATCGAGCTTTCCCTCGACATGTTCGTGGCCAGAGCGGTGACGGTCGATGCCGGCGAGGTGGAAATCCAGATCCCGGCGTCCGATGAAGGTAACGAGCTCTATTTGCGCAGCCTCGCTTATGAGGTCGAAAAGGTCCTCCTTGCTGATCCATCACCTTGGCCTGAACTGTTCCGCCGGCTCTGGTTTCGCGCCTCCAATCAGGATTTCTGCGAATGGGACCGCGGCGCCATTGCCGATAAGGGTCGGCGCCAGGTGCTGCTGCGTGCGATCTACAGGGTCGAGCCGGTCGCCGAGCCGCTGCCCGGCGCCGAGCCCGAGGGCGTTTGGGCCGACCTGCTCGCGGCGATGGAGGCCGACTTCGAACTCGCCGACATAGCCCGCTATTGGCGCCAGCTGATCGCGGGCACCATCGTTCCGGACTGGCGCCAGGCCCAGGTGGCCCTTGGCCTCACCGCTGCCGGCATCGGCGGCATCGGCCTGACGCCCGAGCAGTAGCCGATGTCGATGGTGGTGCTGGAGGCGCTCACACGGATCGCGGAGATCGAGCGCAAGCTCGATAATCTGTTTCGCCATGGACCGGTCACGGAGCGGAAGAAGATCGACGGCCGCTGGCTGGTGCGGATGCGGCTCGGCGGCAGCGAGGACGAGCCGTTCCTGTCGCCCTGGATCCCCTACGTCTCGCCGAATGGCGGACCTGATGGCCTCAACGTTCACCGCGTCCCGAAAGAGGGCGAGCAACTGACACTGTTGTCACCGGCAGGGGATTTCCAGCAGGGTGTCGCGACCTCGCTGTTCTGGTCCGACCAGCATCCGCCGCCGTCCGACGACCCCGACGCTGTTGTGATCACACACCCGAAGTTCAAGATGATCATCAAGAGCGGCAACCTGACGATCGAGAACGCCGAGGAGATCCACTTCAAGGCCGGCCGGTCCGAGCTCGAGATCAAGAAGAACGCCATCAACATCGTGTCCGACAAGATCATCACGGTCGGAAAGACCTATCTCGGGCAAGAGCGCAAAGATGCGATGGAGGGCGACCTCGTGGACACCGAGGCGGGACCGGCCAGGAAAACCTGGGCGCAGCCGAAGTGATGTCCGGTGTCGACCGTCATACCGGCAGGCTGCTCGATGGTTGGCCCCACGTGGTGCAGTCGGTCATGGTGATCTTCACCACCGGCTTTGGGGAGCGAATGCTGCGGCGCTGGTTCGGCTCCTCGGTCCCACAACTGCTGGGCAACAGCCTTACCGAGACGACGGTGGTGTCGTTCTTCGCCGCGATCGTCACCTCGCTGGAGGTGCGTGAGCGCGAGACCGGTCTGCCGCGCGAGCCACGCTTCAAGATTACGAAGATCACGCCGAAGAAGGTTGACCGCTCCGGAAGCCTGAAGATCGAGATCTCGGGCACCTACATGCCGCGCGGGCATCTCGGCGATTTCACGGGTGAAGACCTGCGCAGCATCACGATCGCGCAAGGCTCCAACGGTCCGGCGGCGACTTAGAAGGGTTGGATGTCGGTCACCTCACGCTTCCTGGCGCCAGACCTGACCCAGCTGCAGCCGGCCGCGCTGATCGAGGTCATCGACAGCGAAGCCATTCTGGCGGCGCAGAAGACCTGGATTCTGGCGCGAAAGGCGGAAATTCGAGTTGATCGCCCGGACCTTCCACCGCTCGACACGCTCGGCCTGGAAACCGAGCCCCTGACCATCCTGCTGGAGGCTTTCGCCTATCGCGAGACGTTGCTGCGGGCTCTCGTCAACGACAAGGCCCGGGCGGTCCTGATCGCCTATGCCACAGGTTCCGACCTCGACCATCTCGGCGCCCTGTTCGGAGTCGTCAGGGCTGTGCTCGTCCCGGGCAGCAATCCACCGGTCCTGGAAAGCGACGACCGCTTTCGCCGCCGCATCCAGCTCGCACCCGAGGCCTTCTCGACGGTCGGGCCGCGCGGCGCGTACATCTTCTTCGCGCTCACGCTTGATCCTGCGATTGCGGATGCCTGGGCTTATTCGCCGCGCGACGGCCAGGTCCACGTGGTCGTCGCAGGGGCAGATGGTCAGGGCGTCAGCGACGCG